GTCCAATGTCAGATCAACGTCAAATTCCTGCCCCTCACTGCGATGTGATGATCCGGTGCCAGAGCCGTTGCGACACATCCTGATGATGGTGAACCCCGCTTTTTTTAATCCGACCGCCTCATCGGCAAAGCGCAAATCATCCACCACCACCGGGTGTCCGGCCTGCATTTCCACCTTGTGAAGAAGGATTCTGCGCCAGATGTCCTGGGCAATCAGATCGCGTGCCCATTCCGTGCCAAGTGTTTGCAAAGCGTATCGGGGGCTTTTGCCTGCCAAAAACTCCGTGGGAACTTCCTTGAGTTTGCCATCAACCATTTCCACGGCCTCCATGAGACCGGCTCCGGCTTCGATGAGCATGCACCGCATCATCCGTTTCATCGGTGAGGCATACGAGAGCCGGTGAAACCTGTGCTTGGAGACAAGGTAATCGGCGGCGGTTGATTTTCCAGAACCGGCCAGACCTGTGAATGCAATGCGGCGGGCGGAAAAATTCATAAAATCTTTATGCAAGAAGAGCCTTGGCGGCATTCAAACGATTTTCCCACCCGGATAAGAATTTTGCCTGAGACGGATTGTCGGCCACGATCGCCTCATAGTGGCGTTGCATTTTTTGCAAAAAGCCCATGCAGAGTCCGGTTGTGTCTGAAATGCAAAAGGCAGCGGATCGGGTCTGATCGCCTAACTTTGAATCGGTCAAGAGCCTTGACCCATAATCATTGCAAGCCATCTGAAGGGCTAAAATGGCCGTGCCCATGCCGACATTGACCCCTTCAAAAAAAACCATCTCCTGAACCAGAATTGGAAGACCAATCAGGGGCGACCAATAGGCGCTGAAATAGCGTTGAACTATCCAATGAGGATCGGTAGCAAGCGAAATGGAAATGCCATCATCATTGATCGTGAGACCCGCAAAAGTTGATCCTCCATGATCGGCTGGGTCATTTTCCCAACGGATCGTCTGATGATCGGCCTCATATTCACACTCCCATTCCAAGACAAGTGCCAGCGCCTTGCGGAATCCTGCAGGGAAACCACCCACCAACGCGGCGGTCAAAATGTCGCTTTTGGTCATGAAGTTGGCGTTTTCGGGTTAGCATTATCCGAGCTTTCCCCCCAAATGCGTTGGGCTACCTTGCCAGCACCGGCCGCGACAAAGATGTCACGCAACCCATCGCTAAGATTGCGAGGGAGGTCATAGACGTGTTCCGGGGTGTGGGCGTGCGTCCAGAGCGAGTAGATCAAAGCCGATAGAAAGGAAATACAGGTGGCGATCCCCACCATGAAAAAGATCAGCCGAGACATGGAATCAGCGGTTCCCTCCTGAAGCACCGATCTGAGCCATGATAAAAATCGCTCAATCATTAGATCGGAAGGTGCGGGGTGAAGGCGGCCAGAAACCGGAGCGCCCACCGGGCAATCGTAAATCCAAGGGCGAACCCACCGACAAACACCCCGCCAAGGGCGACGAGTTGCCACGGCATCTGGATCACCTGAAGAGCCGACCGGAATGTGGAAAGCGCCATGCCACCGCAGGCAATCGCAAAAATCCAGACCAGCGCATCACGCTCTTTCTCGGCCTGAACACGGGAAGCCTTGTCCTTGCCATCCTGATCTTGCCACCAGTCCCGCTGACCGATCACCAGATCATACTGCGCTTCGTACCAGGCGATCTTGCCAGTGGCGGTTTCGAGCTTGAGGCCAAGGTCGTTGATGGTCGTCTGTAATTGCTGGACTGCATGACGCGACTCCTCCCCAGTGACCAGTTGGGATAGTCGGGAGACCTGAGAAGCGGCCGATTGTTGGGAAAAGCGCACATCGGAAAGAGCCGCATCCACTTGGGCATGAGGCGAGGAAGAGACCCGAGTCATGACCGGAGAAGAAGCGCAACCGGTCATCCCCATGCAAATAACGGATGCCAAAATTGCCGAAAAAACGGCAAGAATCCAACCTGCGATCAGTTCTTTCTGAAATGGTGTCATCCCTTACGGGATGCAGTCAAAACATCAATATGATTACGGATCGAATTTACTTCCTCGGCAAGGTTATCAAGTTTGTTCACTTTTACCCCGGCGATATAAACCGAACCGATCAGTTGAAGGGCAACAATGGCCATGACGGTGCGGAGTAGGGTCGAGTTGCGATCCGTTGTCCTGGCACGTTCCTCCAAGACCGCTTTGAGCGCCGCGATGTCCTCTCGTAAAATGGAAACATCGTCGGCGCTCATTACGGGTCAAATAATTACACCCCGGCGGCGGCAATGATCGCCTGAAGGGCGGTCACATTAGCGGCTCCAAGAGCGGAAGTAATGTCAGCGGCGGTCACTGCAGGAAGGCTTCCCTGGGCAGGAACGCCCTCAGAAAGGGACTTCTTTGCCTGTGTAGCGACGTTGACGATCCCTGTGAGGATCTGGTTGGCGACGAGAGCGGCGCGGGTGGCCTCGGTTGGTACAAGTGCTGGCATGGTATTGGTGTCCGGTTTTAGCAGTTGGACTCATCTGTATGTCCCTGCTGGAAAGTCGTTGCGTCCGAATAGCGTAGGCTAGGGGATGGCATTGGGTGTTTCATGGCTGGGAAAGTTTTTAAGAAGCCGAAGTGGAGGCCAGTAGGTAATAGGTCGTCCCGTTGATGACGATTTCAACCTTGGAATCAACCGAATTATCCGTAGATGAAGAAACGGAATTGCCTATTGATAAAATTCCGCTTGTGTCTATTGTAGCCGCGCCGCTTGCAAAAGATGCGGAGCCGTCGGGTAGTAATGCAATCGGGGTAAGGGTACTATACCAAAATGAACCAACGGTAATTGCTCCGGACTGGTTAAGAGATGAGACATTTCCATCCCACCCTCCCCATCCGACTACACCGTAAAAATTAGGCCAAGAATTACCGGTTATATACCCAACGTCGTTGTAAAATTCGGAAACATTGTCTCCCGCAGATACGATATTTGTTCCGTTTACTGTAACAGACGCAAAATCCGCATTATCGCCTTGCTTGAAATAGCGATTCCCACCGTTATCTGTGATATAAGTGGCTATTATTGAGGGAGCTTGAATAGCCATCGCATACAAATCCCCAGTTATCGTAATGTCGCCATAAGATCCGCCTGGATTGAATGTAATTCCAGTTAGATCAAGTCCCGCAAAATTGGTACTGGAAACCTGCACCCAACACTCAGGGCGACTATCGGGAGGGTATCCCGCTGAAAGATTTGCAGAAGTGTAGCAATACCAGAGTCCGCCGTTGTAAAGCACTACGTCCGAGGTGTTATACGATACGCCGTTGTCGTAGGCTCCTAGATAAAGCCAGTTGGAAGAAGATGAGCTTCCAGAACCCGATGGAGCATCGAGGTCCAGGGAAAAACCTCCGAGATTCAGTAAGAGTGCCATAAATTACGCCGTCCTCTGAATTCTTCGATTACCGTCTGAAATCGTAACCGTCAGTTGGGCAACTTGGTTTTCAGATTTGTAAAAAGTAATCGTACCACCGGAGGAAGCGGCTCCCTGCGGTGATTCAACCACCGTGTCGTATTCTGGAAGGTCGAATGGGTTGGAAATCAACAACGAACCTTTGTTGGAAAAAGGGATGGTACTCATTGTAAATCGACAAATGTCAAACAAGCCTCTGGGAAGAGGCGCGTAAGACTATTTCGACAGAAATAGCCCGTAGGGCGGCACCGCTTTGTGGGAGCAAAGTGCCGTCAAAAGGGGGACGATCGGCAACCAACAACAAACTCACCTACAGCGCCACAAACGGTTGTTCCCGTTGCCGTAAATGTCCAAAGTGTTCGGGAGTCGTGTCATGCCAAGCGACATGGTGGACGATCTCGTTTTTCCCATTGTGTTCGCGCCGCTTGATATGGTCGCAGGCGACATGGGGAACAGAGGCAATGCGCAGTCCGGCCGGATGGAAGCGGAACCAGCAAAGAAACAGATCCTGAGTGCCCTTGCCGACGTAGCCGTTGAAATCTGCCAGCGCCAAAGCTTTCTTGGACAATAAAGTGCATCCTAATCCGCACCAATCAGAAGGAACCACCGCGCCCAAGCCAATGCCAGGGTAAGCAAAATCCATCCACCCCCTGCGCCTCCACCCATGTTTTGCGGTCACTTCCCAAATCGTGCCATCCGGCGGTGATTTCTTGACCCATTCCCGCAGTCTCCCCATCCGCTTCATTTCCTTTTCCGCAACATTGCGGTCTTTGGTTTCCTTGAGCCGAGACTCACACGCCTCGAGGAGGATCGTCAGCCGGGGCTTGAGCTTGCGTTCTTTGGGCAAGAAATCTTCATTGATTTGGGATTGATACGATCCGAATCCTCCAAGGAAAAGTCCATTGGGATAGGTGGCCGCCGCAATGTGGTAGTAGGGATCACCCAAGGCGTCGGGCATTTGGAGTGTCCATTCCAGCACCCGAAGCGCATCGGCTGGGGGGATCGTGTCGCTTTCGACCGACCAGCAGAGATCGCTCTTGATCCGACGGGCAAACTCAAATGCCGCCCCCTGAAGCTGGGCGATCCGAATCTGAGCCGCTTCCTTGTAGCTTTTCTCATCCTCGGAGATTGGAAGGTTGAGCGTGGTGATTTTCCACCCCTCGGGCAACCTGCCCTTGGCGTATTCCGCCGCCTTCTTGGCTTCCTCGCTCTTGTCGGTGGCAAAAATGAAGTGGGCTTCCTCGTGGTGAGCCGCCGATGTGGCGATGGCCCTGATCAGTTGAGGCCAGACATGGAGATAAGAGCGGGTTGCCGCAATAACTATCGAAATCATGGGATCGTTACCCATGAATTGATGTCAATTTTTACATTTAAAAATATCCTGAATATCCATACACCTCTGCGATAAGCCCTTTGGGACTTGCCACGACATCAATTCCTGGTTCTCCTATGGTCATTGCATGGGTTGAAACTGTATAAAAAGAATTTCCATAGGTGGTGGAAAAATGCGTCGAGGCGGTTGACGTGCCGGTTGAATAGTAAGAAGTAAATCCCCACATTCCAGCCAGGGTGGCTGGAATCGTTCCATTGATGGCTATGGCAGTTGCCCAATTACTTGTGGAATAAGTTACCGCTTCTCCAGCGTATTGATTTTCAAAAGTGGTGCTGGAAACAACAGATTTTGTCGTGTCTGATCCGCTGGTCGTCGTTTGCCAATAAAGCGCCATGCTTTTTTCCAACGCATCATAACTTCCCACGTCATAACTGAACCCGCTTTGAAATCCATATTCGTAGGGAACGCCAAAATAGTTATTGGGAACGATTAACTGAAGTTGCGGGGTAACATTTGCAATTTCGACCCAGTTGTTGGTTGAATCTGAAATCCCAAAAGAAAAACCTTTGTAATTGGAACCATCCAAAACAAACCCCTGGGTAATTGTGGTGGCCGTTGTTGCAACTCCATTTTCAAAAACAAACTTTGCCATGCTATCAGGTACAAGATTTGGCGGATAAATTGGAAGAGTAACTTGATCAAATGTAAACAGTTGGTTGGCCCCTCCTGTATATTTATAGCCCGTTGATTGGTTACCATGTCTCTTATACAATCCATAGAGTTCGGTGTAGGATGAACCAGAAGAATTTGTGGAAAATCCCGTTGTCAATGTCAACGTTTCCATTTGCGGCGCCTGAACAGGAGTCATGTGATATCGATCTTCATTCCTCCAATCACCAGTTTCAGAATAAGGATATTCGGTAAAAATATCCCCCCCAACAAATCCCCCCATCAATTCCACAGAAGATGTCAGATAAATTGTTTCAGCGGGCGGATAAACCGTGACAACAGTTGTTGAATACGAATTGGCCAACCCCACATCCGTATCCCAAATTGTGGCCACGTCATAGCGGGTCACATAAGAATTCCAGTTAGGATCTGAATCATACGAATTGGTAAAAATTACAAATCCCTGTTCCCAGCTTGAATCGGTTGATAGCTCCAAAAGATGTCCCTGAAAATTTGCAGGGATATTTGTAAAATTACCTACATGAGTAATCGGATGCGGAGATGTCTCGGTGTCGGTTTGCGCCGTGAATGTCTCGTAAGATGTGTATGCCCATGACGTTGAGGAACTGCTATCAGATCCGATGGCTAATCCAGTTGCCGTTTGATTGCCGCCGGTCAAATCCTGATACACATACGATCCGGCCTGAACTGTTGGGAACGTCATCGCATACGATCCCGTCACCTCATAGCTCGAGCTTGACGTTACGTTATGTCCGTCCAGATCGTAAAAGGCCGCCATGGATCACCAGGTCCAGATGTAATGTGGCACCGGGGTGTTGGTATCCCCTTCGTAAGTCGTGTAAGCAACCACGGGAACGGGATTGACCCAATTTTTTGCCAGCAGATTCCACGGTTTTCCATCGATAATGACTCCGGCGGGAATCTGAAATTCCCCCGACGGTTCATAAGCAGTTGGAGTTTGTCCCGTAAATGGATCCGTTCCCGCCATGATATTGACGGATGTTACCGATCCATTGGTGGCCGTGACGTTTAAAGAGACATTCACTTGCTGGGTCAAATCAACTGTGATCGGAGTAAAAATGTTAGACGCTAAAAAACCGGATACGGTGCCTGGCATCAACAACATCTGATCTTCACCTGCATTATTGACCGAAAGTATGATATCAAACGGAAGGGTTTTTTTCTGAAATGGGACGTTTGAAGAAACAATAAAACCGCCGGGAGTCTGCGAGACCCTTGTCCCCTCCCCCGCCATTGGCCTTAAGCTTGCCAGGGTATCCACCACTTTGTTGGCCCAGGCCGCAGTAACTTCATCACC